TACAGGTATTGCGAGATAGACTGAATGAAAAAAGAAGATTAAAAAGACTTGCACAAAAGCAAGAAGTATGCTAGACTCCAATCACTTAATACAAAAACTAAAACCTATAGGAGGAATAATATATGTATGAGTACGTAGAAGGAAAAGCTATGTGGGCAAATATCAGCACACCAAACACTAAGTTTGAGCCACATAAGTATGGAATAGTTGTGCTGACTGATGAAGATACTGCTACTAAGTTAGAGGGTCTTGGTTTATCAAGGGTTAGAACCAGAGATGGACAACCTAAGTATGATGAACCGGCTTTCTCATTCAGTAGAAAAGTAGATAGACACGATGGGACAACCAATCCGGCACCTAAGTTAGTTGACAACGATGGCAACCCTTTAGATGTTAGTGTTGGTAATGGCTCAGAAGTTACTGTGAAGATTAAACCTTACACAGGTAAGTATGGTACATTTGCAGAATTAATAGCTGTGAAGGTTACTGATTTAGTTGAATACACTGAACCTAGTTCAGATAACGAGGAGTTTTAATTATGATTATTACTATTAAGAACGATGATGGTGAATCAGTCTATGATGTTTCAAAGATTGAGAACGAAGAGAACAAAGCCGGTGCTAACATATCTATCAGTAAGATAGGTACGTTGAATGTACTAGTAGAAGCTTTGAACTTTGCTTCACAAGGACACCAGAATAATCTCGAAGCTATCCTAAAGGAAAGCCCAGAGGCAGTTGTAGAACAACCAGAAGAAGAAGTAGTAGACTCAGAAGACGAGTCTTAATTGTGTAGTGAGGGCTAACATGGATAAAACTTGGGATAAGTTACATCAACCTTGTCCACTGTGCGAAAGCAGTGATGCTGTAGGAATCAACGAAGATGACTCAGCAAAATGCTTTAGCTGTGGAGAGTTTATGCCTAGCTATACTAAAGCATGTGGAGGAAAGGATATGCAAACAATAACAACAACTCAGACTAAGCAACCCGATATGGTAGATGAAGGAAAGTTTTCAGCCTTAACAGACAGAAAAATTTCTAAGCCAACTGCTCAGAAGTACGGGGTTAAATGTGTACATGACTTACAAGGTAATGTCGTTAAACATTTCTACCCTTACTACAACGGGCATGAACTATCAGCTACTAAAGTTAGGAACTGTAGGGACAAAGACTTTTATGTCTCCGGAAGTTACAACGATACAGGGTTGTTTGGTCAACAACTTTTCAAAGGTGGTAAGTATGTTACTGTCACTGAAGGAGAGTGTGATGCTATGGCTACCTATGAACTGCTTGGTTCTAAGTGGGCTGTAGTATCTATTAAGCGTGGTGCTAATGGTGCAGTCAGAGATATCAAGGAAAGCTTAGAGTTCTTTGATAACTTTGAAAACGTCATCATTGCTTTTGACAAAGACAAAGCCGGACAAGAAGCTAGTATAAAAGTTGCAAGACTTTTCAAGCCCGGCAAGGCTCGTATAGTTACACTACCTAACGGTTGGAAAGACCCTAACGATATGCTTAAGAACAACAGACATAAAGAGTTTGTTGAAGCATGGTGGTCAGCTAAAGTTTATACTCCATCTGGGGTTATAAATGTATCTGAACAACGTGAGAAGTTTCATAATCGTGAGAAGAAAGAAAGTGTTCCTTATCCTTATGAAGGACTGAACAAGAAATTGTATGGTCTAAGGCAAGGAGAATTAGTAACTCTTACAGGTGGTACAGGGCTTGGAAAGTCTAGTGTTACACGTGAACTTGAACATCATCTTATTAAAAATACTGATGATAACGTAGGGATTATAGCATTAGAAGAAGATTGGAGGCGTACCATTGATGGTATACTTTCTATTGAAGCTAACGCTAGGCTCTATGTTGACCAAGTAAGAGAGAGGTTTAGTAAAGAAGAACTTGATAAGTTTTTTGACGTACTCTATGATGGTGAGAATCGTAATAGGGTATGGGTACACTCCCACTTCGGTACCAACGATATCGATGACATCTTTACTAAGCTTCGCTTTATGATTATAGGATGTGACTGTAAGTGGGTGGTCGTTGACCATCTACATATGTTAGTCAGTGCTGTACATGAAGGGGATGAGAGACGTGCTATTGATACTATCATGACTAGACTGAGAAGTTTAGTAGAAGAAACAGGTGCCGGTATTATTTTAGTATCACACTTGAGACGTGTTGATGGTAACAAGGGACATGAGAATGGGATTGAAGTATCTCTTTCTCACCTAAGAGGTTCCAATAGCATTGGACAACTGAGTGATTGTGTGATAGCATTAGAACGTAATCAACAATCAGATGACCCTGATGAAGCTAGAACTACGAGACTTAGAATCTTGAAGTCTAGATACACAGGTGATGTCGGTATGGCTTGTAGAGTAATCTATGATGGCGAAACCGGTAGACTATCTGAACTTACAGATGAGGACATAACCTTTGATGCTAGTTTGGATGAGGCATTTTAATGGACTTAGTATTTGACATAGAAACAGATGACCTAAAGGCAACTAAGATACACTGTATCGTTGCTCAAGATATGGATACCGGACAGTTGTATAAATATCCACCGGAGAAATTATCAGAAGGTTATGAACTGTTAGCTAATGCAGATACTTTAATAGGACATAACATCATCGGATTTGACATACCTATGGTAGAGAAGTTCGGTGATGTTGACTTGTCTAAGATACCGGTCATTGATACGTTAGTGTTATCAAGATTATTTAATCCTAACAGAGAAGGCGGACATAGCCTTGAGAAATGGGGATACAAGTTAGGCTATCATAAGATAGAGTTCTCAGACTATCTTAATTATTCTAAAGAGATGATGGACTATTGTGTTAGAGATGTACAACTCAACGCTGTAGTACTAAAGAAACTTAGAGAGGAGAGCAAAGGCTTCTCCAAACAATGCATAGCTTTAGAACAAGGCGTTGCTAGAATAATAAAACAGCAAGAGGTAAACGGATTTAAGTTTGACTTACAGTCAGCCTTGATGTTACTTGCTGAACTCAGAGAAAAGAAACAAGCAATTGAAGATGAAGTTCATAGTACATTTAAACCTAAGTGGGTAGATGATAAGTTAGTTAAGCCTTACATTAAAAAAGATGGAGACTTATCTAAACGTGGACTTACAGATGATGAGTATCAAAGATGTATAGATACAGATAACTTTGAACCTTTTATGAGGCAGAAGTTAGTTGACTTTAATCTTGGTAGTCGCAAACAAATTGGAGAATATCTTATTGACTTTGGTTGGAAGCCAGAAAGGTTTACACCTACAGGACAACCAATAGTAGATGAGAAAACTCTATCAGCAATCACACACATACACGAAGCTAAACTTATAGCAGACTTCTTACTGCTTCAAAAACGTATAGCTCAAGTTGATTCTTGGGTTGAAGGAGTACAAGAAGATGGGAGAGTACATGGCTTTGTAATACCTAATGGTGCTATTACAGGTAGGATGACTCATAGAAATCCTAACATGGCACAAGTACCGGCAGTCTACAGCCCCTATGGAAAAGAATGTAGGGCTTGTTGGACTGTAGAAGAAGGTAATGTTTTACTCGGAGTTGATGCTTCTGGTCTTGAGATTAGAATGTTAGCTCACTATATGAACGATGAGGAATATACAAATGAAATCATTAACGGAGATATACACACCTCTAATCAAAAACTTGCACAACTTGAATCAAGAGATAAGGCAAAGACATTCATCTATGCACTCATGTACGGAGCCGGAGATGAAAAACTTGGAAGCGTGGTTGGAGGAACTACAGCAGATGGTAAAAGAGCTAGACAATATTTCTTTGATAATAAACCTACATTTAAATCTCTTAGAGACAGAGTACAAAGAGCATCAACAAAAAATTATCTCAAAGGATTAGATGGTAGAAAACTTTATGTACGTAACCAACATTCAGCACTTAACACTTTACTACAAGGTGCCGGTGCTATCGTAATGAAACAAGGATTGGTTCTGTTAGATGAGTTGTTGAAATTAAATAACATGGAATATAAATTTGTAGCTAACATACATGATGAGTGGCAAATAGAAGTACCAAAAGATAAAGCTGATTTTATAGGTAAGTTTGCAGTAGAGAGTATTGTGAATGCCGGAAAACATTTTAATCTTCGCTGTCCTTTGGATGGTGAATACAAGATAGGAGCTAATTGGAGTGAAACTCATTAAACAGCTTGAGTTATTTAATTCAGCCACTGTTGTCAGTAAAGAAGAACAAAAAAATATTTCAGAATGTTTTATTTTTTTTGGTGAAGGGGGACAGAGAATTGTCGATTTAAATAGAACTTCAGAGTTTATTAAATCTATACCTGAAGATAAATATACTCTATTTAAAACAGGAGGTAAACATAAATTACCTCAGTATAATAATAGAAAAGATTTTCCATTTATAAAAAATAATTATACAGGAAACATAATACATCCTAATTTCAGTAGAGCTGTTTATCCATGTTATACATTAAATAATGGTTTAATTAGTAAAAGAATTTATGGTCATAGACTTTTCGCTATGGCATTTGTATTTAATGAAATTCCAAATATAAAATATAATGTTGACCATACTAATGAAGATAAACTTGATTATGCAGTGTCTAATTTAAGATGGGTTACTGTTTCTGAAAATATGAAAAATATTTCTAGGAGAGCAATTACAAAGAAAAATAAATATAAAGTTTATTCAAGTGAAAATTACATTTAAATATAAGCGAGAAAAATATGAAACCAAATAAAGAAGACCAAAAGAAATTTGATTTAGATTTACAGTATGGAGAGATAAGAGAACAAAAGATAGCAGACATGTTAACAGGTAAGAAGATAGAAGTTAAATCAGAAAGAGATACATGGATGAAGACAGGTAATATATGTATTGAATATGAATCATGGAACAAACCATCTGGTATAAGAGCAACTGAATCAGATTATTGGTTTCATAATTTATGTGTAGGAGACAATGAGTTCTGTACGTTAGTATTTAAAACAGATGTACTTAGAACTATAGTTGATGAGCTTGATAGTTTTAAAACTGTATGTGGTGGAGACCACAACGCTAGTAGAATGTTCCTTGTCAGTCTTCAAAAATTATTTTCATCAGATGTCATCAAAGCATTTAAGGAGTCTGAAGATGAAAAAAAATAAAAAAACACTTGACACATTAGTAGAAGACATATATAATAAATTGTCGGCTTTAGGAAAAGGTGAGCATCTTGACATAGATGAAGACACAATAGAGCAGTTTGGAGAATCCATGAAAGAGATTCTCTACACTTGGTCACATCCTAGCCCACGTGGTAAACCTAGTTTGAGAATGTCTAACGTAGGTAAACAACCTAGACAACTTTGGTACGAGATGAACTCAACCTCAGATACTACAGAGGTTATTTCACCACCAACATTTATTAAGTTCTTATACGGACATCTACTTGAAGAGATAGTTTTATTTCTTGTTAGATTATCTGGACATGAAGTTACAAGTGAACAGAAAGAAATAACAGTATCTGGAATCAAGGGACACATGGACTGTGTTATTGATGGTGAAGTTGTAGATGTTAAGACTGCTTCAGGATTTGCATTTAAGAAGTTTAAAGATGGTACCCTAGCAGAGGACGATGCTTTTGGTTACATGGCTCAACTTGCCGGATACGAACAAGCAGAAGGCACAAAGAATGGTGGCTTCCTAGCACTGAACAAAGAGTCTGGAGAGTTAGCTATGTTCAGACCAGACAACTTTGATAAGCCTAATATTAAAAAGAAAATAACTGATATTAAAAAGGCTGTTAAGCTAACTGCACCACCTAATAAATGTTATGATGATGTTCCAGATGGTAAGTCTGGTAATATGAAACTTGCTAAAGGTTGTGTATATTGTAGACATAAGTTTGAATGTCATGCAGATGCAAACGATGGTAAAGGTTTAAGAGTGTTTAAATATTCAACAGGTTATAGATACTTAACTCAAGTACCTAAACCACCTAATGTTATAGAGGTTACACAGATATGAATGGTAGGAAAGCCAAGAGACTAAGACGTAGAGCAGAGGAATTACTTATCAGTTGGATAAGAACTATGGTTCCAGAAGGAGAAGATGCTACTAAGATAACTAAGAAAAACTTAGGTGAGTTCTTACCAGAACAAACTCATATCTTTGCAAATAATAGATTCATGTTAAGTGCTTATAGTTTAAGATGGTTCTATAAAAAAGTTAAGCAGAATCCAAACATTACTTTGGAAGAGCTTAATGCCTAGAAGAGTACCACGAAAGCCAAGACCTAAAAAAGTAAACGTACCTAAAGGATACGATAGTGCTTGGGAATATGATATACATCAGACTATCTTAAAAGAATGGAATCATCATTGGGATAATATTAATTATGTTGTTAAGCATAAGTACGAGCCAGACTTTGTAAAGGTTATAGATGGTAAAACAATTTTAATAGAAGCTAAAGGTAGATTCTGGGACTATGCAGAGTATAGTAAGTACATACATATTAGAAGTGCTTTACCTGAGAACTATGAGTTAGTGTTTTTATTTCAAAAACCTTTCTCTCCAATGCCGGGTGCTAAAGTAAGAAAAGATAAAACAAAAAGAACTCATGCTGAGTGGGCTGAGACAAACGACTTCACTTGGTACAGTGAGGAAACATTACCGGAGGAATGGAGAAGTGAAATATAAATTTAAAGAAGATGAAATAATAAGAGATATAAGAACATATGTTGATAGAACATACGAACAACATTACTCTAATGGTAAGTACCAAGCTACAGATATCATACTAGATTCCGGTCATGGTGAAGGCTTTTGTATTGGAAACATTATGAAGTACGCTATGAGATATGGAAAGAAGCATGGTAATAATCCAGATGACTTACGTAAGATAATACACTATGCTATAATAGCTTTATATTTACAGGACAAAGATAATGATTGAAGACAAGATAGGACAGAAGCCTTACCTAGGCATTACAATAGATTACGATAAAGAAAAAACATTTGATAAGTTTAGTTTAGATACACTCAAAGATAGATATTTTTGGGAAGGAGAAACACATGCCCAAGAAGCATTCGCAAGAGCCTCAGTCTTCGGAGCAACCTACAAAGGTGAGACAGATTTTGAATTGGCTCAAAGACTTTATAACTACAGTTCCTCTCGTTGGTTCATGTTCAGCACTCCTATACTTAGTAACGGGGGAACAACTCGTGGGCTTCCTATCAGTTGTTTTCTTAACTATGTTCCTGATAGTAGGGGTGGTTTATCTTCTCACTATGACGAGAATATTTGGTTGGCAAGTTCGGGTGGAGGCATTGGTGGATATTGGGGAGATATTAGGAGTAATGGTATATCTACTACTCATGGCTCTCGTTCTACTGGTTCAATTCCTTTCATGCATGTAGTTGATTCTCAGATGTTAGCCTTTAACCAAGGCACTACAAGACGTGGTAGTTATGCGGCTTATATGGATATCAGTCATCCAGAGATTGAAGAGTTTATTAACATGAGAAAAGAATCAGGTGGAGATATAAACAGAAAGAATCTGAATCTTCATAACGGTGTAAACATTACAGATGCTTTCCTTGAAGCAGTACAGAAAGATGAAGATTGGAGATTGATAGACCCTAAGACTAACGAAGCAGTTAAGACTATCAACGCTAGAGATTTATGGTGGCAGATAATAAATGCTAGAGCAGAAACAGGTGAGCCTTACATGGTGAACATTGATACTTGTAATAAACATTTACCTAAAGCACAAAAGGATTTAGGTTTAAAGATAAGACAAAGTAACTTATGCTCAGAGATTACTCTACCAACAGATGAAGAGAGAACAGCAGTATGTTGTTTATCTTCTGTAAACTTAGAACACTTTGATGACTGGTCAAAAGATGACATGTTCATTGAAGATTTAATAACCATGCTTGACAATGTTTTACAGCATTACATTGACAACGCAATAGATACAGAACAATTAGGAGAATACAGTGCAAATTTCAAACGCTTTCAAAAATATGTCAAAGAGGGTAAGGAAGGCTTTACCAAGAGTGCCTACTCAGCGTATCGAGAAAGGAGTCTCGGTCTCGGTAGTATGGGCTTCCATGCTTATCTTCAATCTCGTAACATCCCTTTTGAGGGGATATACGCTAGTGGTTTCAACTATAAAGCATTCTTGTATATCAATACTAGAGCAAATGAAGCGACTAAAGAACTGGCTGTTAGAAGAGGAGAGGCTCCAGACATTCATGGTACGGGTAAAAGAAACGCTAACCTATTGGCTATTGCTCCTAACGCTAGTAGTGGGATTATATGTAGTGGTACTTCCCCTTCTATTGAGCCTTTCCGTGCTAACTGCTATACTCACAAAACTTTGTCAGGGTCTTACCAAGTTAAAAACAAGTATCTCGAAAAAGTTCTCAAGTCTAAGGGACTTAAAGGCAAAGAGTTAGATGCTATATGGAAAGATATATCCGGTAACGATGGTTCAGTACAACACTTAGATATTTTAACTGATGATGAAAAAGAAATATTTAAAACTGCAAATGAACTAAATCAGATTTGGATTGTCGAACATGCTCACCAAAGACAAGAGTTTATATGTCAAGCTCAGTCTGTTAATCTGTTCTTCACTTTACCAAAGGCAACAGAGCCTCAAGAAGTACACGATGAGTACATGCAATATGTTAATGATGTACATTGGTATGGTATGAACAAACTTAAATCGCTTTATTACTTCCGTTCTAATGCAGCCAGAACTGTAGAGAATGTTAATACTAAAGTACAACGAATAAATTTAGAAGATACAGAATGTATCGCATGTGAGGGATAGTCGTGGATTGTTGGCACTGTGGAACACAATTAATATGGGGCGGAGACCACGATATAGAAGATGAAAACGAAGAGTATATAATGGAGACTAACTTACATTGCCCTAAATGTAACTCCGAAGTTATAGTCTATTTACCAAAGGAATAATAATATGAGCTTACTAACAACTAGAGATTACTACAAACCATTTGAATATCCGTGGATGTTTGACTACTATGTATTACAGAATCAGATGCACTGGATGCCAGAGTCTGTAGCACTACACACAGATGTAAAAGATTGGCAAGAACTTACACCGGTTGAAAAGAATTTACTTACACAAATATTCAGATTGTTTACTCAGTCTGATGTTGATGTTGGTGCCGGATATGTAGATAAGTATATGCCTATATTTAAAAAGCCTGAATCAAGAATGATGATGGGTTCTTTTGCAAACATGGAATCAATTCATCAACATGCTTATTCTTTATTACTTGACACAGTTGGAATGCCTGAGATAGAGTACAAAGCTTTTGCAGAGTACGAAGAGATGTCAGACAAGCATGATTATGTTGGTAACTTTAAACCTCTTAAGTCTGATAAAAGAACTATTGCAAAAACTTTAGCAGTCTACTCAGCTTTTACAGAAGGCTTACAACTCTTTAGTAGCTTTGCAATCTTATTAAACTTCCCAAGGTTCGGTAAGATGAAAGGTATGGGACAGATAGTTACTTACTCTATCCGTGATGAGTCTATGCACGTTGAAGCTATGACTAAGTTGTTTAGAGAGTTTATACAAGAGAACATAGAAATATGGACAGATGATTTTAAGAAAGAACTCTATGACATATGCAGACATATGGTAGAGTTAGAAGATAAATTTTTGGATTTAGTTTTTGATATGGGAGATATACAAGGACTAACTAAGAAAGATATGTATGCTTACAATAGATACATAGCAGATAGAAGGTTGCTTCAGTTAGGATTAAAAACTAACTTTGACCAAAGAGAGAATCCTCTTGGTTGGATTGATGAAGTAACCGGAGTAGAACACCAGAACTTTTTTGAAGGTAGGGCTACTACCTATATGAAAGCAGGGCTTCGAGGCAGACAGGACAATATTAAATTTACAAACCTAGAGGAACCTAATGATTAATAAATCCGAAGCTAACTTAGTAAGCTTCAAAATACTTTTAACAAGAGATAATAAAATAGTAACAGAGTTTAGTTTACTACCTGAAGATATGGTAGACGAAGTATT